TAGGGCAAAGCCTTGTTCATGGCGAATGTGTCGGGCTCCCAGAGGTCAAAACGACACTTTCTGCCCAATATGGAGCGGATAGAGCCGCTTGAGCCGCGGTCGTTGAGCCGATTTTGGACGCCATTCATCAGGCCTTTGACGAACGGGACGCGGTCGTGATACTGCCGGACAAGGCCTTTGGCTTCATCTACATCAATATCTAGTTGGTCGGACAGTTTGTTAACGCCCATACCATACATCATGCCCAGATTTATGGTTTTGGCTTGCTTACGCGGGATGTTAGCCATTTCGGCCACCATTGTGTGGAAGTCCATGTCGGGGTCGTTGCGGTAGGCATCGACAAATTCTTCTACGCCAGCCATCTGTTTACCGCGGGCTTTGCCATATACATATGAATAATGCACCAAGATGCGTGGTTCCTGTTGCGAGAAATCAATCGCCGCCCACTGCTCACCCTCTTCCGGCAGAAACAGGCTACGGATCATCGGGCCAAGTTCTGGGTCGCGGGCAGGAATTTGCTGCAAATTTGGGTTGGACATTGATATGCGCCCAGATACAGTCCCACCGTCATCGGAGCGGATTTGGTTTATGTGAGCGTGTATGCGTCCATCGTTGTGGCAGTGCTTCATAATGGTGTTAATAAAGGTGCCGCTAGTCTTGTTCAGGTTGCGGGCTTTAACGATTAACTGCGCCAGTTCATGCGGGTGGTCGGTTAGGAACGCTTTGGTAAATGACGGTGCGCCCTTTTCTGTTTTTGGATAGGGGATGCTTAATTTATCGAAGGCTTTAGCGATAGATGCCGCCGCCCACAGTTCCACATCGCCGCCTGCTACAGATTTAATCTGCTTCAGGATTTCTTTTTCCTGCTTGATGAGGTGGTTTCTGGTGCGCTCGACGCGGTCTTGGTCAACGCGGACGCCGCGCCAAGTCATGTCAATCAGGCACGGCAGGAGTTTTAATTCGAGGTTAGCGATAGGCCAGAGGTCTTCTTTGGTCAGTTGCGTAGCCAGATAGTTCCATAGATCAAGCGTGATCTCCGCGTCGTTCTGTGCATATGGGCCGACATACATAGCGGGCATCTTCCACATCTCTGCTTTGGGGTCGAGGCCAAACTCTCTGGCGGCTTCCTGTAGCGTTTTCTCTGTTTTAATTTTACCCAACAGGTCGTAACAAAGGCTGTTCAGGCTGTAACTGAAACGGTTCTCATCTAACAGGGACGCGATCAGCATTGTGTCAATAATGCGGCCATTGAGCGTGAAGCCCATGCGCTTAATCCAGCCCGCATCATATTGCGCGTTGTGCATGATCTTGTCGGCAGGGCACTCAAATACTTTTTTGAGCCATTTATTGACGATGCGCTCGTCCAGATTGCCGCCACCTAGATGACGAATGGGGATATATCCAGCCCAGTCTGCTACGGCTATAGCGTAGCCTACTACCTCACCATCACCACTAGGCCATCCGGGCCCGTTGGTCTTGATGTTTGGGTCGCGGGTCTCGACATCTATTGCGATTTGCTTCGCATCGAAGATGTCAGGCAGTTCTGCTGGCGGAACCCATTCGCTTTTCGGGCCGAACATTGTCATCTGTAGTGCCATTATTTTTCTCCGCCTAGTGCCGCATATCCTGCTATGTCGATCCAGCTATCTTCATGGTCGGTTTTCATCAGCCGTGCGGCCTTCACCATAATCATGCACAACGCCATCTGTTGAGGCGTGACCTCAATGCCCAGAACTACAGACCACAGCTTGGCTATGTCCTCAAAGTTTTTCTTGGCATCGCCATATTCTTTGGCGCGGTCGCCGTTAATCAGTTCTTCAGCTTTGTGTAATAGTTGGTCGCGCTTCATGTGATGCCTCATTATTTTTGTGTTCATAGTAAGCAATGGTCATTGCTATCAGGACGAAGGATATGTATGCACCCAGAATTATTTGCAGGGGCAGTTTCAGGAAGATTAGAATGTTTGTTATAACCCTAACCATTCCAATGCTCACTTATGGCTTTGGTTCTGAAAAACCCGTCATATTCTGGATTAAGGTGATGAAAATACCTAGCATAGTAAGCGCGGTGATTGTTACTTAATTTGAATCCACCGTTGCTTTTAGTTTCGATGTCTGTGTGCCACCGTATTCTTTCAAACACTGCATTGGCAGAATAATTTTCAAAGCCCGCGTTAATTACTTGAAAAGTAAACTGCTCAAACAGTTTGTAAACATGGGGGTTTTGTTTGTGGAACTGCCACCATTTTTCTTTTAAGGACTGCGTCATATCCAGTAACTCCTATTCATATCCTCCGGCTCCACCAAGAACAAATTTTGCTTGGTGCGTGTAACGCCGACATAAAACACCCTATGCAAGTCGTCTGGAGCCGTCTCAGCGGCCTTTGATGCCGCCGGTGATAGATCGGTATATAGAACGACATTGTCGGCTTCCCCGCCCTTAGAGCCGTGGATCGTGGACAGATTTATGCGGGGTATGGCATTAAACTTTTCTCCTCGCCGCAAAAGTGCCGTAATGTAGGCTCTTTCGCCGCTTGGCATTTTATCCATTGCTTCGTGCCATATCATGTCGATGGTAGCTAGAAGGCCGTGGTTCGCGGTCAGTTCTTCAAGGTTGACTGTCTCATCGTCATCTAAAGCGGGCAGTTTCTTAAATCCGCGCTTGACTCTGTCATTGACAGACATATAACTGTAGATGGCTCGTGCGGCCTCGCCCGTGATCCTCTTGCCTTTTCTCAGTTGTTCCCAGCCGTTGATGGCCTCGCTCAGTTTTTCTGAGATAGACCGTCTTCCATTACGACTAAATAGGAAGCCGCGGCTTTTTAAGTCTTCGGTAGCGGCATCAAGAAAATAACCGGCTTGAGCCAGCACGAGCCACGAACCCTCCGCAAAATCTATATACCCGGTGCTAGGGATGCGTTGCACTTTGCCTGCTTCTGCCCGTGGCAGGTAGGTCTTTGGTACGCGGCGTTTGATGCGTTTTGCAATGCGCTCTGCCATTGGATGGACGGAGGCTGGCACACGGTAGGACTGCTCAAGCACTTCGTAGCCGCCATTGAGGCCGATAAAGTGTTCGACATCGGCACCTGCCCAGCGGTAGATAGCTTGATCGTCATCGCCCGCGCAGTAGATGCGGTCGGAGTGCTGCTCTAGCACATGGGCTACATCCCACTGTAGGGGCGATAAGTCCTGCGCTTCGTCAATAAAGGTGATAGCAAGACGGGGACAAAACCCTGCGCCGTCACGGACAAACACCTCTAGCATATCGGTAAAGTCGTATAGGCTGAACCTATTTTTATATTCCATCATGCAGTCGGATACATATTTGACGGTGCTCCACTCAATGTCGAGTTCGCTTTCGTCATATTGTTGCCGCAAATCAATTTTGCGTAGCCGTGCCAGATTGAGCAGGCTGATGATGGGGTTGTTGTTTTTGTTCAGGTCGAACACTTCCTCGCCGCTGATTGACCGGCTGTCCACGACAAGGTCATGGCCGATGGCGTGGCCTAACTCTTTGTAGTGCTCTGGTTGCATGACCTGTTCTTGGCGAATACCAGACAACTTTAAGGCAAAACTGTGCAGGGTGCGGAACCACGGCAGTTGCGCGGGCTCAAAGTTAAAGCGTGTGCAGGCGCGTTCGCTGGCTTCGTTAGCCGCTTGGCGGGTGAAGGCAAAGTAGCCGATATGGGCAGGGTTGACGCCGGAAGACAGGGCTTCGTCCACTTTGTTCAGCAGAGCGGTTGTCTTACCTGTTCCGGGCGGCCCATATATACGAAATATTTTAGTTTCCATTAGAAGGAATCCTACGACGGTAGTTACCTAATCGGCTTCGTATGATTTGATTGATTGTCGGTTTGCTAACCCCTAATCTTTCCGATATCCAATCCAGTTTTCGGAAATCTAAATAGTACTCAAGAATGAGGTCGTTCCGCTGTTTTTTGGCTTTACGATTTTCTTCGCGAATCTGTCTCAGGGTTATCTTTTTTTCTTTTTCTAAATCAGGGAGCGTGTACCCGTGGTTATCAAGTTTTGTTCTAATCTCCCGCAAACATTTCTTCCCCAAGTTAGGTACGCGGAGCAAATCAAACTCCGCACAGAACTCAACAAACTCTGTCAAAAACATTGGGGTAAGATTTTCGTTTCGGAGGCAGTTGTAAGTTCGTACCGTCCACGGGATATCTTTGACATAAACAGGAACTTCTGGAAAAGTTTTTAAGAAGTTTTCTTCAGCTTCAATTGTGGCAACAATCTGTCGTATTCTTTCACGAGAAACCCCGTATTTATTTGCGACGGCTTGCAAAGTTCGCTTCTCTTCCACCCGTTCCCGATAAATATCCTGATTTCTAGTCAACATCGTATAACTCCTCCACGCTGTTAACACGCTTTACGAATAAAGGTGTTTCTTCGCCCACCCACGCTCCGACGACGTTGTAGTACATGAACTCAACAGCATCGTCATAGTCCAACCCATCTCGCTCACACAAAATGGCTACACAAGCCTCAAAGTCATAAACCGCTATAGCGGGCTGCGACGCACGTTCGCCCATCCCAATAATTGCTTTATCAAATCCATCTGCTAGTAACATTAGAAGGGTGCCTCCGTTTGATTGCC